TCCCGAACCGTAGTGTTGTTCCATTCCTTAATGCGGTCAATGGCACTGCTGATAGCATCTTTCACCCGACCCAAAGCATCGGTCACTTTATCAGCCATAGCTGAGAACTTCCCGCTTGTAATTTCATCCATGGTGGTTAGGGCACTCTCCCAGACCGTTTTATACCCCTCGGTATAAGCACCAATAAGGCCCTTGATACCGCCACCGTGCTCGTCAATTTTATTCCTTATGGCCAGCCAGGCATCATCCGTGTTGGTTTTCAATGCCTCCCAGGTTTCAAAGGTTTTGGTCTTAACCTCATCCCAAGTAGTACCCACATTAGTTTTAATTGTAGCTACTGTTTCAGCGGTGTTGGTTTTAATCTCATTCCATTTATTACTCATGGTGGCCCGGATGTTTTCCCACTGCTCAGAGGTGTTCGCTTTAATTCCTTCCCAAGTGGTAAAGACATTTTCTTTAATTGCCCCGGCCTTGGCGAAAATATCATCCCGCATAACTTGCCACTTAGTCTTGATTTCTCCCGTTTCCCAATCCACCTGGTTGACGTGCTCCTGGGCTTGGGCTTTGGCTTCTGTGACCACCAGCTGGTGCATCTCTTGAGCTTTCTTAATTGATTCATCTTTTTGTCGAGTAGCTTCCTGAATTAATTTGTCAGCCTGTTCTTTAGAGATAGTGCCACTTTCATCCCTTTGGCGGATAATTTCTTTCACCACTTCATTGTATTGCTCATTAGCCGCTTTAATGGCCCCGTCTCTTTGCTCAATGCTGTTTTGGACCACTTCAGCAGCCTGCAAGGCGGTTAATTCCCCTGCCTGGGCTTTCATTCTCTCCATAATGGCTTTGGCTTCGATTTCATTTTCGGAAAGGATCTGGATGCCGGTGTCCACCATCTGCTTTTGAATGGCATTGATTTCTTCCTGCTCAGACCTAGTGAGTGCTCTTTTCTCTGCCGTAGCGGTATCCAGGATTTCTTTAATCCTTGCCTCTCCATCAGCTATGGCTTGCTTTCTATCCTCATAACCCTGCTGCATATTACTTAAAATCTGGTCCTGCTCGGTTTGAGATAAAGCGGTACTGCTATTGATAAAGCTTTGGATTTTAGCCAGAGACTCTTCATGATGTTTATCTAACCCGGCTTGAATTTGGCTGGCCATCTGTGAGAAGCTCCCAGCGATGTTGTCAGCCATTTCTTTGGTTACTTCCTGGCCGCTCCAGGATAATTGATTTAAGGCTAAAGTAGCTTCCTCATTTAACTGTAAAAAACCACCCACGGCTTTCTGAGTGGATTCAGAAACCTCATTACCAAATAATTCAATGGCCGGGATGCTCTCCTGATTTAAGTGTTTATATAAAGCCACCCCCGCTGCGGTGATACCGGCAATAGCGGCAACCGCAATTCCTACCGGACCACTTAGTACCGTAAAAGCACCGGCGAGTGCTCCAACTGCCGGTGTAGCAGCAGCCGCTCCGGTAGTAGCTACTGCCAACGCCCCGGATACCGTTGACAAAACACCTATAACAGAACCTATACCAGCTATGAGTTTTCCACCGATAAGTAAAAGCGGGCCAATAGCCGCAGCAAGGGCAGCAATGGTAACAATATTCGCCTGAGTAGCGGGGGTAAGACCCGAAAACCAGTCTACTGCCCGTTGAAGCATCCCCACCAAGGAATGTAAGTGGGGAATAAGCATTTCATATATCTGTATACCTACACCCTCCAAGGCTGATTTTAGTAAGACAAGTTCCCCTTGGAGGTTATCCTGCATAACATCCGCCATTTCTTTGGCACTCCCAGTATAGTCACGAGTAGCATCAGTTAACTTAGCGTAATCGGCCTCACTGGCATTGATGATGGCCAGCATCCCTGCCATCGCTTCTTTTCCAAAAATGGTGGCGGCATATTGGGCTTGTTGTTCCTCAGTTAACCCGGCAAACTTAGTTCTTAGCTCATCCATCACCTCTTTAAAAGGCAGCATTTCCCCGTTGGCATCAGTAATGGAGATACCTAAGTCCATCATAGCGGTGGCCATTTTATCTGTAGGGTTGGTGAGATTGGCAATAGACGTTTTTAAAGAGGTTCCTGCCTGGGACCCTTTGATACCCGCATTGGCCATTAAACCTAAAGCTAGGGCTGCATCTTCTGCTGAGTAACCCAAAGCACCAAAGAGGGGAGCCACATATTTAAAGGATTCCCCCAGCATAGCCACGTTGGTGTTACTATTCGAACTGGCACTGGCTAAAAGGTCTGCAAACTGGGAAGCCTCTTTTGCTTCCATGCCAAAGGCGGTTAGAGCATCTGTGACGATATCGGATACCAGACCTAAATTTTCACCACTGGCTGCAGCCAGCATCATGACTCCTTCTAAGCCGTCCAGCATCTGGGTAGTATCCCAACCGGCCATGGCCATATATTTTAGCCCTTCACTGGCTTCGGTTGCAGAAAATTTAGTGGTGGCACCCATTTCCCTAGCTTTTTCTTCAAGCCTTTTTAAGTCATTACTGGTGGCGCCACTAATGGCTGCTACTTCACTCATCCCGGTCTCAAAGTCGGAGCCTACTTTTACCGCAGCTGCCCCCAGCCCCATTAAGGGTGCCGTAACTTTCATACTAAGGTTTTTACCCACGGCCTCCATCTTTTGACCCGCATCCCGCAGAGATTGGCCTAAAGGCGCCAGGCTCTTACTGAGTTTATACCAGCCAGTGGACTGTACTTCGATTTCCTGGTTTACTTTCTTTAAATCCTGCTCCATATAGGCCAGTTGGGTCTTAGCCCGATTCAGTTTTATCTCTAGGTCCTGGGTAGCTTTAGCATCTTCACCCTTGGTCTCCACAGACTTTTGGTGGGCCGCTTCTAATGCTTGTACCTTTTGCCGCTGCAGTTCAGTCTGTTTGGTAAGGCTATCGGACCTTAATTTCAAGCTGTCCAGCTCTTTACCATGCTTACCCATCTCGGCACTGGCCAGTTTAAACTCCGATTGGACTTTGCGCATTTCCCGGTTTAAGCTGCTAATACCGTTTTGAAAGCCACTGCTATCCAAGCCAATTTTTACATTTAGTTGCCCGATCTCTTTTGCCACATATCTCACCACCTTTGGGGCATAAAAAAAGCACCTTTTGTCAGGTGTTATAGGATTTCATCAATGTATACTTTTTTAGATTTCAGCTTTTTATTTAAAAGCTTCAGGTAGTAAATAAGATCCATGGTATCAATCTCATTTAGTGTCCAGCCCTGTTCAAGCAGTGCTAAATACAGCTGATCGATAAATTCCTGGGGCTCCATGGCGTTCCCCTCTAGGGGTTTTTTCCTTCACCCCGGGTTGCAGCACTCAGTTGGCCAGTTACCTCATTGATGCATTTGTTAATCACAGGGATTAACTCTTTAGAAGCCAGGCCATCATAGACATCATCTCTTGTAAAGCGATTGCCAAACAGCTCTACAATGTAATCAATTAGTCTATCTAGCCCTTCTGGAGAAATGTTCTCAAAATCCACCCCTTGGGATACTTCGATAGTTTTTCTTACCATACGAGCCGAGATGAAGCCTGCGGTATAGGTTTTCTCCTTACCATCAATCTTTAATGTAATATCCACTGAATTAACCCTCCCACTCTGTAGTATCGCCAGGGACTTTTTCAAACCAAGTATCGGCTCCAGTAAAATCCTCGCTGTCCTCATCAGCTGTGTGCTTCCACTGCCCATCATGGAGTCTGGGCATAAAGGTAAAGCTGATGGTAGGGGTTTTGTACTCCACGCTGTCTTTTTTGGTTGAATAATCCTCAGCCATAGGCTGAGCCACACCTTTTAACAACCATACATAACGGTACTTCCCGTTAGACTTTAGGCTTTTAAAGCCCAAGGCAATATAAGGTGGAATGTCAGTTTTGTTTTCTATCAACACCCCATCTACAATTTCATTCCCCAACAGCTTAGCTCTTACAGTAAGAGGTAAATCCGCTGTTCCCACTTCCACATCGATTTTCCCTAAAGTTGAAACGGATTCCCACAGCTGATCATCTGCATACAACTCTTGGGTATCCACGGCGGGATTAATAGTAGCTTCAATTGCCCCCGCTATCGGTTCTGGAGTTTCATAAATCAACTCCTCAACGGTATCCTTAGTTAAAATGGCAAAATGCAAGTCATTTAACCCTACTTGGGCCATTTATAGCACCTCCTTAAAAAATCGCATGGCTTTGTGGTAGATTTTTAAATCATCTTCATACAGGTCATAAAAGTTCTGTTTAATAAAGCCAGCAGCCAACATCTTTTCATGGACAGCATTAACCAAATCGGTATAGTTTCCCTTGCTCCATACATCAACTTGCACATAATAGCCGGTAATTCGCTCCTCATCATCGGCATGTTGCTCCGGTTTTTCCAGGTAGGTAAAAAAGGTGATATACGAATCGGCAGTCCCGGTGTAGGTCTGAAAACGTACCGGCACCCCGATTTCTTTTAATGCTGTCATCACTGCTTGATTTATACTCATAGCCCCAGCCCTTTTCTTAATTCCTCAGCTATTTTATCCACTGCCCTATCTTTAGAATTTTCATAGCCTCGGGCCATAAAGGGATTAGCCTTCATTTTGACCGTCCCAAACTCCACAAACTTGCCATACCATCCCTCTTTATCCGGTCCCACTTCCACATGCTTCACCCCGTCCTTGGTTTTAACCCCGGAAGTTTCAATACTTTTCTTCAAAGTGCCGGTTCTCTGGGGGGCTTCTTGTTTAATAGCCTGTCTGACTATTTCTCCTGCTTCCCGCAGGGCTTGGTTTTCAATCCTGCTTCCCTTAGCACCCAGCTTTTCCACCTCAGCAATTAGATCTTCGATACCTTCCAGTTTCAGATCAGCCACTAGCTTCCACCTCCAATGCTTTAATCTCCATAAACCTGTTCTGGTATTTGATATTGTCAATGGCGATAATGTTGTACTGTCTACCCTGAAAGAGTATCCGCATAGAAGTATCAAGGTTCGGCAGATATCTAATGATAAACTTCACCGTATTTTCCGCCTGAACAGCTGCGGCTGCGAAATATTCCCGGCCATGCAGGTTGCTGGCAGCCGCCCAAACAGTTTTATAATCCTCCCAGGTTTCTACCTCAAAGCCGCTTTCGTTGACACTGGTAGTTAGTTTTTGTAAGGTGATCCTGTGTCTTAAATCCCCAATCTCCATCAACTTCACCAGCTTTCCTTGCGGTAGGCAAAAAGGAGCCGTTTTAAGACATCCAGAGTTTCTTTAATGCCGACTCCTTCCCGCTTTTCATACATGGCTGCTACCGCATAGAGAAGGGCCTGCTTCACTGTTTCCGGCAGTTTTTCAAATTCACTTAAGGGAAAGCGCAGTATCCCTTCACATAGTTCCTGAGCAGTATCTAAAAAAGAAGCGATGAGAGTGTCCTCCTCATCACCATCAATGCGCAAGTATAGCTTTACTTCTTCCAAAGACAGCACACCCTCACCTCCCTGTTTGTTAGCTTGATTTCATCAGGCCTGCAGCCTTGAGCTTAGCTAGCAAATCGTTGAAATCTTCCTTTAGAGTATCAACGGTTGTAGCTTCACTGTCCCCTTGGCTTGCCGCCGGCTTTAGTTCTTTTCCCTGAAAGGTAAGTTTACCGCCTACCGCAATCTCTAATTCTCCTTCCACAACCCACTTCATTCCGCCTTGCTCATGATAGTTTTTAACATTGCTCATCTATCCTCACCTACGCCTTCATCTTGAGAATTTTAACGGCTTCTTTTAAGATTAGCTTGCCATCCACCCGCTGGGTAGCCCGAAAGCCTACCTGACCGGTAGCTGCATAAAGTTCGCTCAACCGCTGAAATGCCCTACCTTGACGGTCTGCTATCCAATAATAACCGAAATCCCCAAAGGCGATTACTTTAGCCCCGGGCTCAATAGTAGGCACATAGGCCGAGGTCCTAACCGGGCGGTTTAAGAGAGTATCCGGTTCCCCCGCCTTTACCGAAGGCTGCCAGAGATACTGGCCCTGACCGTCTTTAAGTTTGCGGATTTCTTTTACCGTCGCATCGTTGGTAATGAAAGTGGCCCGCTTGCGGTAGGGAGATTTTAAGGAATAAAAGAGGTCAAAGATCTCATCCATCTTAATATTTGCCGTGGAAGTAGTAACTCCAATTTCTCCACCATGGGTATCATCAAAGATGCCAGCGGGTTTGCCACTACCATCTCCTACTAAAAAGGCTTCTTCTTCCTTGGCCCCAATACGACGGGCGAACTCTCTAGCGATGTAGCTTTCCAGGTTGAAGATACTGTCATTTAGCAGTTCCTCTGAAACCTTGATCATGGTAGCCACTTTATAGGCACCAATGGATACCTGGCCAAAAGCATCATCGTCTTCCGGGATAGCGCCTTCTTCATCCACCCAGGCAGCAGTCCCTTTAGAGGC